CGTATGTACCAGATCTGAAGGTATGCGCCAGATTCGTTTGGCGTAGGAGTAATAAGGATTTTAGGACTTCCGGCTACGCTATTGAGAATAAAATAACCGTATTGTTGTGTGCCTGTCGTGTTAGCTTTTTCTGTCTCATAAATACCAAACTTATGCCAATTCTTAAGACGCTCAAGCTTCCATACCTGTGTGCCTGAACGATAAATAATTTGACGGATCTTTAAACCGTAAATGTCATTAGGAATGGCGTACTCTTCTTGTCCCTGCACAAGGCTAATTGTGCCGCGACTGACAAAGTAGTCCTCACATAAAGTATGAATTTGACGTTCTACTTCATCAACAGCTTCATTGGCATAACCTAAAAGTTCTGTTTCGGTGATGAACGTCTCACCTTCTAGGTCAAGATCGCGCAAAACCTTTGCTTTGATTTCAGACCATAGCCAAAATTTCATTCGTATCTCCCCACCAAACATCTTAAAGTGGTTGCGCCAGAAGATGTTATATCTAAAAACTCTGAATCAAACTTAGAATAGTTAAGAACGATATTAACATTATTAATGTTGTGCATAATTATAACATCAAGTGGAACAAAACCTAAGCCATGACGCCATCTAAAATTTGTAACAGCGCCAGGCACATCAACCTTTACAAACTGAAAATTACACCGAAAAAGCGGGAACTTACTGGCATAGTCGCCAAGTCTTTTAAAATTCTCTTGGGCAAATTCATCTTCAATCTCTTTCCTAAAGAGGTATGGAAATGTCATGTTGTCCCTACCTCTCCAGAATCAGATGTCCTATATGGGTTAAGCGTAGGGCCTGAAATTTCGTAAATAAGTGACATATTAAGAAGATTTAAAACCTCTCCTTTAGGGTATCCACGAAGTATCCACTTTTGATTGTTCAATGTACTTGTTTTGTTCAATACATCTACATACGTCAATACATCAGCAGTTCTTCCAATAACTTCATATTCTGTTGTGTAGTTATCTTGCTCAAACGCTATAAAATAGCCTACAGCGAACGATGGCCAGTCATACCTTACCACGTCACTCAAAGTCACAGTTTTGAGCGTAGAATTGATATTAGCCGTTCCTATGAGGTCACTGGATATGATGGCTACCTTGGCATTGGTAAACTTAATTGACTTAAAGTTACAGCGCAGATTAGTGGCTGGCATCCTACGTTTTTCATGAACAAGGCCCTGCTTATTCCAATATAATTGAGGATCGCCCCAATACACATCTGGATCTCCCCAGACAATGTTGCCGCGATATCTAATTGGAAGTAGTGCCGATATCTTCCTGTTATCGTCATTATTGCTTACAATTTGAAGACTTAGATTAGTAGTAGATTCGGCAGTGATGTTTGCCTGGGTGACATACTTGCGTGTAGCCGACGTCCCAAAGTCAAAAGCAATGGATTCAAGATTATAAATGATAGCTTCACGATACCATTCTGTGGGATCTACAAGTTCGTCAATATGTGGATCACTATATAAATTAGCCTTGTGAACAAGGATATAACCGCGCTTATCACAACGGATTAAGTTTCCATCCTGAAACTCAATAGCCGAAGGCGCAAAACTTTCGCCTGACACAGTGGTAAACGTAGCGTTCTCTTTCACGCCCCAGTTAAGATCTAAGACATAGCAAAGGTCAATATCCGTGGAATCTTCTTGCTGAACAGTCCACCAAATTCTATTGCGCTTTCTATCGTATTTACCTTGATATTTCTTAATTTTAACTTCATCAATAGAATTTGCCGTAGACATATAGCTTTTGTATGTGACGTCATAATCTTGATTAAGTTTTATTACTCTAAAACCGTCAGTATAATATACAGCATCAAGTCCCATCCAGAATACACCGTCAAGCGCCTGAACAGGAGATTGCTGGCTAATACATCCAGCGGTATCACTAATACGCTCTGCTAACATTCCACCGCGTCCAGTTTCATCATAGAAACCGTCAACCCGGTAGATGCTGTTTTTACAAAGAATAACTACGTTACTTTTAGTTGAAGAAACACTGACAATCTCATCATCAACGTCTACATAAAAGCTTGCTGGACAAGAATCAATATCTCCAACAATAGATTGCTGCATTCTAAAGTTTAAACGCTCAGGAGTAGCGCCATTTGTTTCTATATTAGCGTAATAAGCAGTATCATTTTTTACATGGACAATCTTACACTTTGGCGGCCTATCGTTTTCTACTACTCCACCAGTTGTATAAAGTAGCTCTTGTAGATCCAATGTGGCATCAGTCATGAGATCATCAAATGTAGTAACACCGTTATTTATTGTTCCACATTTATAGAAAGTAGTTCCATTATTTACTGTGCGGTAAATATCTATTTTAATGTCGGCAGTTCTAAAGTTAGAAGTTGTTCCATTTGTTATAGAAGGAATATTTGCTAGAGCAATTTTTTTGCCAGCAGTTCCATCAATAGCAGCACCAGCTTCTACTTCTATAGATAGACATGGAGTGCCTATGTCTGTGAATTGAACTGGTCCATAGACCTTATAATCTTGCCTATAAACAAGTTTATAAAGATAAGTCACAGTTGCACCAACAGTTGCCGGAGTTGCTGTAATTCCAGTTTTAGACAATTCTGGAAGTCCTGCTTCCATTATTTCTGCAACACCAGATTCATTGATAATTGATTTTTTAGGATATCCAAACTTATCGTGTGTAATAAGCGTGTGATAGTTCCAGTTTGAATAACTAAAATTTGCTGTTGTATCTATTCCAGGAAATGCTTTGTTTCCTGTTGGTCCAAGCACTTCAATCCAATCGTTTTTCTTTGCTTTTCCAGTTCCAACACCAATACCAGAAGCAACAAATGTTGTTCCAATGTTGTTATTTGCAGCGCCTATTAAAGTAAAATCTGTCGTACCAACAAATGTAATTGTATATGTCTTTCCAACAACAAAAGATCCAGCAGTTACTTCTAAAACACCATAGTAATATAAGTTTGTAGAAGACTGCACATGCAATAACCCTTTATAGAGAAAGCATGTGTTAATTCTTGTGGCAGATCCTATCCTTGGGTTTAGTGAATCATATAGCTCTGATCCTGGGCGCGTGAATGGCTTACCCATGTCAGGATATTGATTGATGAGCATGTTGTCACACTGCTTCATCTTATTAACTGGAGCATAAAGGTAATAATCAGTAATGCCGCCAGAAAAATCTGCGATTTCTATTTTCTGCGCCATGTCTTAACTCACATAGTAAGCAATTACAGATACGTCTGGATCATTAATATAAACGTAATATGTAGTAGCTGTTTCCTTTTCTACTTCAAGATACATCTGCTCTTTTTTAGCAGAATCTTTTCTAAAGATAATAATTGAGTTATCAAACTGCTTTGAGTTAGGAACAGTAACAAGTTGACGATACTTTCCACCAGACACAGAAACCCATGATGCACTAGATAATGGTTGAGTTTCAGCATTGATATTTCTAGTAGAAATTGGAGCAGAATTTAATCCGTCGTGGTTGTGGTCATTAAGCTGCTGAATATCGTCTTCTAAATATTTAAACCACTCAGATCCTTTGTCGCCAGTCTGAGGCTTTTTATATCCAAAACTTAATGTGGTTGCCATAACCTCTCCTATAATTGTCCAGCCGCCCAAGCGGCAATTAAAAAGTCTACACCATCATGTATTTTATCACTGTCACAAGGCTGCCAGTCTGCGCCTAAGTCACGTTGCCACAGGTACTCTTCACACCTATCGCGGGCAGTAGGTAGCCTATCCGAAGGAAAAAGGCTTTCATCTAATAATATATCAATGGTTTGCTGCTGATTTCCCGTTTTATACTTGTTATAAAGACCAACAAATAAAGCATTGCGTGGGCTTGCTTCCGAATACTTCCTGATTTCCTCATATTGCAATGGATCAAGACCACCACCGATCATAGCCTTTAAGATCAAATCAATAGCGTCTAGGTGCTTTTCAAAACCTGCTTTTTTGACAACAGGCTCTTCTGAATTTACCGAAACCTCAAAGCCAAGCATACGTTGTAATGTCCAAACCATTGGAGGCGTCAAGAATGTACGGCTAAGAGGCCCACGTCCCATAACCCAACCATTGGCCTTTCCGTAATCGTAAATCTCACGCAAGTTTTGCTTGTCACCTGTGGCGTAGAGGTACGGCCAAAGCATGATAAACATGTCTTTAGAGATATCAGACTTTGATTGTCCTAAGTCATAGCATTGATGCGATTCATTACGATACCAGCGTCCTGGCTCAGCTTCGCCTTCAGCTTTGTAGATATCAGCATCTTGACACCCGCCAGCTAGTTTACACAGTGAGGTAAAGCCTAAAGAATCACATCCGCCTTGGTGCGCCCATCCTTTATGGAGTGATTTATAAAGCTCTGCTTTATCTTTAATCTTAGGCTCAATTTGGTCAGGAGATTGAGCGGGCTTTTTTTGACA